GTGTAAATATCATGATTACCTCCTTCACGCAAAAACCACCAACCGTTTGATTCTAATTTTTTAACTAAATCTCGGCGCTTCATAAATTTACCTCCTCTTTATTGTATTATACACATTAAATACGCATAAGTCAAGCAAAATATACGTATTTAATGTGTATAAATTTATAAATGAAGTGATCTAAGATTATACAGAAAGGATTGATACTATGGCTACAGAAGTATCCCAATTAATAGGAATAAAAACGAATATAGGCGGCTACTTTTTCGATGCTTTTCTAAAGTTAGACCATAGTAGCAAGCTGAAAATAACAGAACACCCCGTTGAAGAGGGTGCAAATATCGCAGACCACGCTTATGTTGAGCCACAATCATTGACAATAGAAATCGGAATGTCTGATGCGTGTACGGGGCTGGTGGATGGTCAGTTCGAGCAGAAGTACACTCGTTCAGTATCAGCGTTTGATACTTTGAAAACCTTACAAGAACAGCGAATACCTCTAAAAGTTCATACAAGGCTGAAAACATATGAGAACATGTTAATAGAAACAATAACCGTTCCTGATGACTATATGACATTGTACGGGTTAAGAGCTACTATAGGTTTACGAGAAATAATAGTAGCAAAAACAAATACAGTTACTATGCCAAACAGAACAAGTTCTGCACCTCAAAAAACAGGCGAAACACAAAAAGGAACGGTACAGCCGATATCTGGTACGAATACCAAAAGTAGTAGTGCTGAAAATAAATCTACTCTCGCAAAAGGATATAGTTTACTGAGAGGAGGCTAATGATGTTTATAATCCCTTTAACGTCAGAACCAAACCAAAATTTTAGATGTGTAGTACCGATTAATGGTAATAATATTCCACTTTTATTTAGTCTGAAATACAACTCAGAAGCCGAATATTGGGTAATGAGTTTAACTGATGACATAACAGGAAAAAGGTTGATTAACGCCTTACCTCTTATTTCAGGTGAATATCCGTCAGCAAATCTGCTTGATCAATACTCTTTTTTAAACATAGGTAGTGCAGTTATTGTTAAAACAAATCCGGATAATTCAGACACTGCACCGAATGACAAAAACCTTGGAACTGATTTCAAGCTGCTGTGGGGTGATAACTTTTGAGTACTTTTGATGGAAATGTTTTATTTGGAAGGAAATACAGAGTACTTGTAAGTACTGATGAAGGAGAAGGTCTTGATGTATCGCAATTAAGATGTACATTCAACGTTGAAAAATCTATGGCTGAAACGCCTAACTATTCAGAAATAACTATATATAATCTATCTCCTCAAACAGAAAATATAATAATCAAAGCTGGAAATAGAGTTGTTTTAGAAGCAGGGTACGAAAGTGAACAATACGGATTAATTTTTGATGGTGATATAATACAACCGTTGAGAGATAAAGAAGATGGAGTAACATATAAACTAACTTTAGTATCACAAGATGGAGATAAATTTCTAAATAATGGAGTAGTAAACGCATCATTTAGTGCAGGTCAAACTCCCAGATCCATATCTAATGAACTAACCAGTAAAGCTACGAATCCAATAGAAGTGCATACTATATCTGACAAGTTAGAAGATAAAGCCCTTGCAAGAGGAAAGGTGGTCTTTGGGTTAGCGAGAGATTACCTACATCAGATAGCTAAAAGTGAGCAAGCCGCGTTTTATGTAAATGATGGCAAGGTGAACATAGTGAAAGCACCAGATTTACCAACGGGTAAAATAATAGATTTATCGCCAACAAGCGGATTAATAGGTACACCTGAGCAAACTGAAGATGGGGTAAAAGCGAAATGCTTACTAAATCCTCTTCTAAATTTAAATTCTTTTGTACATATTGATAATGGCTATGTAAGACAACAAAAGGCAACTAGGGATTCCCAAGCTAAACAAATTGATCAAGACGGAGTTTATCGGATAATCAAAATAACCCATACCGGAGATACTCGGAACGATTCGTGGTATAGCGAGTTTGTGGGAATATCTCAAGCTGGTGAAACCCCGGATATAGGCGATTCAATGAGGTGATAACAGATGAGTTTAGGAATGGACGTAGGTCAGCGTATCGGAGATGAAGAAGAGCAATTAAGACGGATGATGGAGAACGCCGGAGCGAATACAAGGGTTGCAATGCCTGGTGAAATTGTCGATTTTGATGCTGAAAAACAGACAGCAACGGTACAACCGTTAATCAAAGAAAAAGTACAAGGTGAGTGGGAACAACTTCCGCAGCTATTAGATGTGCCTGTATTTTTCCCAAGGGCTGGTGGTTATTGTTTAACCTTTCCTGTCAAAGAAGGTGATGAATGCCTTATTATATTTAACGATATGTGCCTAGATGCGTGGTGGCAATCTGGAGGCATACAAAATCAGCTTGAAATGCGTAGACATGACTTATCTGACGCGATGGCTTTATTAGGCATTACAAGTGTTCCGAAAGCCGTAACAGACTATTCAGAAGATTCAATGCAATTAAGAAATGAGGAACAAGATGCCTATTTCGAGATAACAGACGAGAAGATAATAAACATAAAATCGGTAGAAGATATAAACGTTGAAACTGAAAAAGATATCAATATTAAAGCGGCACAAAACATAACGATTACAGCAGAATCAGCTATAAATATCAAAAGTATAGGAGCAATGAGCATTGAAAGCGATACAAGTATAACGATGACAGCCCCTAGAATTGATATTAATAAATAGGGGGTTGGTAGAGTGCCACAAGCGACAAGATTGGGGGATATGAGTACAGGGCATGACGATTGCAATCCTACTGGATTAATTAAAGCAAGTGAGAATGTATTTATTAATGGAAAAGGCGCAGGACGACAAGGAGATACGTATGGTACACATAGTTGTGACGTACATTCACCTCACAATGACAGCATATCAGAGGGTAGTTCGACAGTATTTATCAATGGATTGCCGGCAGGTCGTGTAGGAGATTCAGTAAAGATAGCCGGAAGCGTAGCAACCGGAAGCGAGAACGTATTTATAGGGTGATTGGCAATGAAATACAGAGCATTGGACGAAAAAGGCGATTATACATTAGGCAAACGAAAGTTTTTAACAGGTGTAGAAGCTGTTCAACAGGCGATTCTGACGAGAATGAAGTTGCTTCGGTCCGAGTGGTGGGAGGACACTGAAGACGGGCTACCATTATTCGAGAGAATATTAGGAAGCTATGGAGGAGATGAAGTTAGACAGGCTGTAGACTTGATAATAAGTGAACGTATTTTGGGAACTGAAGATGTGGCGGAAATAAAGCATTTTGAGAGTACTTTTTCAAACAGGGAGTATAAAGCGACATGTACTATAAATACCATTTATGGCGAAACTGTGTTAGCAATAGGCGATAATTTTAGGAAAGTTGAGGTGATGTTTTAATGGAATATTTTAAGCCTTACATAGATGAAGCCGGATTAAACATACCTACTTTCAATGAAATTAAAAATGAGCTTATAGAACAAGCAAAATCCATTTTTGGACAAGATATTTACTTGGAAAACGACAGTCAAGATTATCAGTTTATATCGTTAATGGCTGATAAAATCCACGATACATTTTTGACAGCACAGCTTGTTTACAATAATCGAAGTCCTGCAACAGCGATAGGAGCTGCACTTGACGGGCTTGTAAAATTGAACGGTATAAAGCGAAAAAATGCCACAAAAAGTACATGTAAAGTCATTATACAAGGTAAAGCAAACACCGAAATAATAAGTGGGATTATCGCTGATGAAAACAATGTAAATTGGGATTTAGAAAGCCCGATAACGATATCTGAAAATGGAGAAGCAGAAGTTTTAGCCACATGCCAAAAGCTAGGGGCTATTTTTGCTGGTGTAGGGCAGCTAAATAAAATAGTAACGCCTACAAACGGTTGGCAAAGCGTGGCAAACGTTGAGCCTGTAAATATAGGTCAGGAAGTTGAAAAGCAGGAAGAATTAAGATCTAGACAATCCATAAGCACAGCAAAGCCGTCAAGAACTATTTTGGAGGGAACGATAGGAGGCATAGCTGAAATCCCAGATGTTACAAGATATAGAGTGTATGAAAACGATACAAACACAGTCGATGAAAATACAGTGCCGGGACATTCGATATGCGCAGTAGTCGAAGGTGGGAAAGATTATGATATCGGTCACGAAATTTATCTTAGAAAAACACCGGGATGCGGAACTTATGGCGACATCATAGTTGATATAGATATTGGAACAATATATGGATTGCCCAAAGTAACCCCTATAAAGTTCTTCCGTCCGAGATATTATGATGTTCAAGTATCTATAAAAATAAAGCGTTTAGCTGGCTATGTATCCCAGACAACTGTAAATATTCAAGATAATATAACAACTTACCTAAATAGCTTACAGATAGGCGAGGATCTGACATTATCAGCATTGTGGGCAGTAGCATTGAGTGCTATGCCAAATTTAACAACTCCTCAATTTTCTATTGTTTCGGTAGAAGCTGGTTTAGATGAAATAAACATGAGTGCTGAAGATATGAAAGTGCCATTTAATTGCGTTACTCGTGGCAATGCCGACAATGTAAAAATATCATTTATATAGGAGTTGAGGTGATATGCCAATAAATAAACACTACTTAAACCGAGTTGCACCAGAACATAAACAACCAAAATTCCTAAAGTGGCTTGAAACGAATATTAGTTCAGTTGATGACGCATCAGAAGTTATAGGACAATTTGACAAAGTATTTGACATTGAAAATGCAATAGGAAATCAGCTTGATACAACAGGGGAAGTTGTTGGTAGAAATCGCCTTCTAAATTTTGAGCCAGCGAATGGTATGAATCCAATGTTAGAAGATGAAATGTACCGAATCTTACAAAAGGCGAAAATAATCATAAACCACTGGGATGGAACTATACCCGGAGTAGTTGAATTGTGGAAAAACATTTTCCCTCAGTATCACATCATAATAGAAGATAATCAGGACATGACGATGAAAGTATATGTTCTAGGAAAAGCCTCTGAATTCGAAAAAGAGCTGATGGGTAGAGGATACATAGCACCGAAACCGGAAGGTGTAAGAATTAACTATGAATTCAACTATGAGGAAGATTTTGAAAGTGAGCTTTTCTGTGGTGTATCATTTTCAATGGGAACTCAATATACTTTCTATTCTCAAGATGATTATAATTATGAAATTGAGAATAAGTCTTTTATAGGTTCAAGCTTAGGAATTTCAAAAGAAATGACTATGTACGACAGAATTGAAAAAGAATACAAGATAAGCAATAAAGTGAAGATAGGCAGCGGATACACCATTGAAAGTGAAATTGTTATGAAATAGGAGGTGGTGATATAAATGGAAAAGCACACATCTCCGGTAACGACTATAAAGGGTTTGCAGTTACAGGCTAAAACCCATTTAGGAGTTCATGGAGTAAAGTTTACGAGATTGGGAGTCGGCACAGGTAATCGCAATATAGATTATAATAATCGAGCTGAATTAGAGCAAATAGAAAGTATGTTTGATGAACGCCAATCTGTAGATATAGCAAGTATAAAAATAATAAATAAAACTGCTGTTCGAGTAAGAGGGGTGCTTACAAATCAAGGTTTAGACGCAGGGTATCATATTTCGGAAATCGGATTGTATGCGTTTGACCCCGATGAGGGTGAAATTCTGTATTCTATAGTTCTGTTTGTTAGACAGGATTATTTTCCATCTTTTGATGGATTTAGTACTTCATCAGTTACGCTAACATACTACACAGCAGTAGGAAATACAGCTAATCTTAATATATCTATATCGCCGGATGCAGTAGCAAGTGCCGCAGATGTACAAGATTTATTAAATGAATTTCAAAAAGCCGGGCAGCTTGCAGATGCCATTGCGCAAATAAAATCTGAAATTGAAACTGGCATCGGCGGCAAGCGCGTTATCAACACCCGCATTCGCGACTCGCTTAAACCTACATATGGTGTAGGCGACGGAAACGAATCTGTTGCGGCGTCAGTCGTATTAACCGCGCTGCCTTATACAGAAGCCGCAGAGGTCACTATCGATGTAGACGGCACCCCTTATACTGTAAATATGAGTGCTGACAGCGTAAACGCGCCAGAGGGCACCATTATTATTAAAAAATTGGAGGAATAGAAAATGGCAAACTACATTCTGGAACAAATCAAAATCGAAGGTGAGTTAAGAAATCTCCTCACCAAAACTAATGGCGATAACGTCGCGTTAAGCATTGATGGTCGCAATACCACGCTTGCCGCAGAACTCGCGCGTATTCTTAGCGAAATCGCAACACTTCCCACCGCTGAGAACGTCGCGACCACCGTTTCCGCCGCGATTGACTCTCTTATCGCCGGTGCTCCCAGTACGTACGACACCTTAAAGGAAATCGCAGACTATATTGAGGCGGACAAAACCGTTACCGACACGCTTAACGCCGCTATCGGCAACAAGGTTGACAAGGCTGCTGGCAAAGGACTTTCAACCGAGGACTTTACTACGGCACTCAAGGCCAAACTTGAAGGCTTAAGTGCCGTTGAAGCGTCCGATACCAACGGCAATATTAAAATCGGCGGCGTAGAAACCGCAGTTTACACGCACCCTACCGGTGAAGGTTCTGCGCATATCCCGAGCGGCGGCACGATGGGCCAGATTCTTACCCGCACTGCAGGAGGCTAC